GGTCTTGCCGATGGTGGCCTGGACTTCCTTCTCGTCCGTGCCACGCCGGTAAAGGACCGGGCGGGAGAGGTGCTGGTGACGCTGGGCGTCGAGGAATGCCGCGCCGCGATCGAGCAGGTCACCCACGGGTGGCTCCTTGGGGGGCGTGGGGGTTACTGCTGCAGCCGGATGCGTGCGGTCGTGTCGGCATCGGTCGACGCACGCACGGCTTTGCCGATGAGCTTGTTCGCGCCGGCGGCCGCGTTCTTGGTGGCGACCTTGTTGGCCGCGTCCCAGTAGGCCAGCGTGCCGACGGTGAACGCCGTGCCCGCCCCGGCGGCCTTGGGGAAGTCGAAGACCCCCTGCACCGCCAGCGAGCCGAACTGGCCCGCCTTGAGATCGGAACGCGTTGTGCCGACCAGGTCGCCCTGCACGACGACGGTGCCCGCGGGTATGTCCGCCGCCGCCGTGTAATCGATCGCCGCGCCATCCTGAACGAACTTCGTTGTGGACACGTGTGTACCTCCTGTGCCTGGCTCTCCGCCCGGCTCGATGCCGATACCGCCCTCGAACTCGACCTGCTCCGGCATTACGCCTCACCCTTGGCCTTTACGCCGCCGCGCGGATCCTGCAGCGCCACGCCGAAGTCGTGGTACCCGCGCATCTGGATGCCCAGGCGGTTGAAGGTCTGCTCGGCGGTCTCGATGGTCGGCGACTCCTGGCCGTTGAGGAACGCCATCTCGACCACAGGCAGGTCGTTCGCGTCCGCCAGCAGGTACCACGCCTTGGTCGAGTTGCCGCCGAACTTCGGGTTGCCCAAGTAGCGGCTGACCTCGACGCGGAACTTGCCTTGGTGCGGGTTGGTGAGCGGGTACTTCGCGCCGCCGGTGTTGTCGCGCAGCTCCAGGCTCTTGAAGAGCTGGCTGCCCATCGCCGACAGCGCCGTGGGGACCAGCAGGATTTGCGGCAGGACCCCGATGGGCTTGCCGTCGGTGTCCACCTGATCCATGAAGGCCACCTCGGCCTTGGTCAGGCCATCGACCCCGAGCGCGGTGTCCGCGCCGGTGACGAAGTTCTTGTTAGCGGCGCTGAAGAACGCCGCGTTGTTCATGAACGCCGCCCAGAAGACCTCGTTGATCGTCTTGCCCGAGCCGGAGCCGAGCTTGCGCGGCACCGACGTAATCGCCCCGAGGTCGTCGTTGTAGATGTCGGTGCGGTCGATCGCCAGCATGAGCGCGTACGTGTCGGCCTTGTTGGAGTACGACTCCTCGCCCAGCGTCCCGTGCTTGATCTCGCCGCCGGGGGCGACCTTCTCGTACCCGTCGTTGCCGGTGAGCCGGTAGCTGGTGACGGTCTTGAAGTCCGTGACGCTGCGCACGGCGCAGATGTTCCGCCACGTGCGCTCGACGCTATAGAAGCCGTCGAGCAGGAACTTGTTGGCGACCGTCGAGAGGATGCCCGCGATGCTGATCGTGCTGCCCCCGACCGACGCCTCGATGCCGCGGCCGAAGGCGGCGTCCATCACGCCCTGCCAGTCGCGGAACGTGCGCCCGGTGTAGCCGTTGGCCCACGCCGCGTGCAGCAGGAGCTCCTGCAGGCCCAGCGTGCGACCGAACGCGCGGCTGGCGGCCTCGAGGTCCCGCTCGTCGCAGTGCTTCTCCGGGCTCTCCATGCGCCCGGACAGGATGCACGCCGCCTCCAGCACCTTCTGGGTGACGGGGCCGCGCCCGTGGGACTGGATCCCAGGGGCCTCGGGAGGCTTGGGACGGCTGGCGCGGAGCACCTCCAGTTCCGTGCGCGTGGCGTCCCACCCGTCGCGGATCGCCTGCGACTCGATCTGCCCGTGCTGCCCGGCGCACAGACGCCGGATCGCGCTGATGCGGTCGGTCTCCGCGGCCATCTGGGCCCGCAGCTCCATGACCGGGGTGCTGGGACTGCTCGGCTCGGTCGGGCCAGTCGCAGGAGCGGCGGGGGGGGGCCGNCTCGGTCGGGCCAGTCGCAGGAGCGGCGGGAGCGGCCTGCACCGGCGTGGCTCCGGCGTCACCCGAGGCCGCGATGCTGGCGGTGGTGCTGCCGTCGGCACCGAGGTCGACGAAGCTGATCTCGCCCAGCGTCGACTTGCGGACGATGTTGAGCGGGCCCTGCACCTCGCGGCCGTTGACCGTGGCGGACTGGTTCTCGCGAAGGAACTCGAACGCCTCGACGCTGGTGCCGACCGACGCCTGCCACGGGAACCCGTTGCGGGCCGAGGCCACGACCTCCTTGGCCGCGTGCGTGTCGCGGGAGACCACCCCGGACGCCACGAGCTTGCCGTCCTCGACGATCACGGCGCTGGTGTGACCGACGCCGGCGGCGGCGTCGTGCCCGAAGCGAATCGGTCGGGACTGCGAGGGGATCGCCAGGCCCGCCAGGTCGATCACCACCGGGTGCCGCCAGCCGGAGACCTTCATCGGGTTGCCGGTGTACGCGACCATCCGGAAACGCGGGAGCGCGGTGCCGCCACCGGCATCGCCGCCCGCCGCGGCGATGAACTCGAACTCGGCCTCGGCCGTAAGCGACAGGCTCTTGTGCGCCGCCGCGGGGGTGGACCCGGCGGCGTCGGCTGCCCTGTTTGCGCGGATCACGAGCGGATGGTCGTTGAAGGCGATGGTGTCAGACGGCATTGGCCTGGTTCTCCTGTTCCTCGTCGCGCCCGGGGGCGGACTCCTGTTGTGCGGTCGGGCCCACCGGCAGCCCGAGCTCCGCCATGAGCGCAAGTTCCTTGGCACGCTGGCGGAGTTCGTCCTCCCAGTCGCGCCCCTGACGGGCGTACTCGTGGGCGAGCGTGGTGGTGTGGTTGGTCAGGCGCGTGGCCTGCGCGTTGGCTTCCTTGGCCGGGTCGACGTGCTCGACGCCATCCCAGAACCAGGTGTGCGGCATCGCCGCCCCGCGCACCCGCATGGACTGCGGGAGCAGGCCCTCGACGAGCGCGGCCTCGTCGAGCCAGGCCCTGAGCAGGCGGTCGAGGACCGCGAGCCGCAGGTGGTGCTGGTCGACGCGCAGGCTCTTGAAGTACGTCTGGTGGTCGAGGCGGCCGCTGGCGTAGTTGTACCCCGAGGAGTTCCCCGCCGCGACGTTGAACGGCATGTTCAGGCAGCGGGCGATCTCGTTGAGGATCTCGCGCTTGAACTCGGCGTAGCTCGTGGTCGGCTGCTCGGCGTGGACCTGCCCGAGCTTCCAGCCGCCGGGGAGCACCGTCGCCATGCGCTTCTCGAGCTCGACTTCGTCCATCGGCTCCAGCGGATCGGCCTCACCGTTGGCCGGCGCGTCGGTGTAGAGCACCGCGGCGAAGTCGGCCGCGGTCTCGGCGGCCGCGATGACGGCGAGGGTGTACCGCCGCAGCTGCGCGAACAGCGGCAGCGCGGGGGTGATGTCCGGAACGCCCCGGAGCTGCCCCGGCCGGTCTGGCCGGAAGTAGTGCAGCACGCTGTTCGCCGGGAGCGTGTCGAACGCGGGCTCGGCACCCGCGCCCGGACCGGTCCAGATGCCCACGTCCCCCGGGTGCTGGCGCAGCACGCGGTACGCGGCGGGGAGCCCGTACGCGTCGAGCACGATCCCGTCCGCCTCGCTGGGCACCGCGCGAGCGCCCCGGGTCCACGGCAGGTGCGGCGACGCGACCTGCTCGGGTTCGATCAGTCGCAGGTCGAGCTTGACGGGCGAGTCGATGCCGGGGCTGCTGACCAGGAGCCCGAAGGCCTCGCCGCTCTCGGCGCGGGCCATCCGCATGGTGCGGAGCTTGCCGGGCAGGTCGATCGCCGCCGCCCACGCCTCGAGCAGTTCCTCGACACGGCGGTTGGCCGCCGCGTCGTCGGTGAGCATCTGCAGCCGGGGACCGGTGCCGACGGTGTCGTTGGCGAGCGTCAGGACGATGCCCTTGGCGTAGGAGTTGTTGGCGACCTCGTATCGAGCGCGGTTGCGGAGGACTCGGCGGACCTCAGGGGTGATCGCGGCGTTGGGCGACAGGCCGTCGGCGTTCGCCCAGTGCCTGCGGTTGTCGGGGGTGGTCTGCGCCGAGTCGAACTTGGCGACGACCGCGCGGCGGCCGCCGCCCGCCCAACGCGACCCGCGTCCGTGCGGGTCGGGTGGGCGCGACGCCGCCGGGGAGGGAGAGACCTCTCGCGTCCCGCGACCGACCCGGCTCATGATGTTGGCGATGGCTTTCAGCATGGGCGTGAGATCGGGTCAGACGGAACCGGGGGGAACGATCTTGGCGAACTTGATGCCGAGGCCGTGCTTCCTCGCGGCGTCCTTGGACGCGAGGTAGCGGTCGGCCTCGATCTGGTCCTTCAGCGGGTGCTGCTCGACGGACTGGCCGTCGACGGAGGCCTTGGCGGGCTGCTTGGTCGCCTCACGCAGGGCTTCGTCATCGCTGGAAGGATCGGGGGGCACACCCGTACCTCTCTGATCCAGCCGACGGGATGTCGCGCGGAATGTGAGCGGCGAACCAAGATCGACTACCGGTAGCGTGCGATCACCCGACCGGACGCTCGACGGTCGTGACGCGTCGCCCGCAGTGTCGGCATTGCCTCCGGCGGCGAACAGCCCCGCTCGGGGCTCCGCGGGTGGAGAGCACCTCGAAGTGCTGGCATCCGCACTTCGGGCAGACCAGCCCCTTGGGCAGCGGGCTGGGAACGGGGCCGGGCTTGGGTGATGGCCTGATCGTCATCGCGAGCGCCCCTTCAGCGCTGAGAGCTTCAGCCGCGGCCTCGCGACGACCTTGGCGTCCGTCCCGAAGAGCACCGCCCCCTCCATCGACGCCGCCACGGCGGTGCCGACCAGGCAGTCCAGCCAGTGGTTGTCCAGCCCCTCGACGCGGAGCTTCCATTCATCCACCGTGCGGCCACGCCCTTCGGTCCGGACCCGGTACTCGCTGGTCAGGTGCTCGGCCAGAAGCCGGTGGTGCTCGGGCTTGTGGCCGAACA